GGCATGTCAATGCTATCCAAGTGGTAGCAGAAGATGTGGCCTTTGCATTTGTCAACTTTAATGGTGATTTGATGCAGTTTTATGGATCAAATCCCTCCGGTCACCCACTTACAGTTATTATCAACTGTATTGTTGGGAGCTTGTATTTCCGTTATTGCTATGTTGAGTTGAATCCTGCAAGGGAGATAGCATCATTTAGTACTAATGTGGTTGTGATCAACTATGGTGATGATAATGTTTTAGCATCATCTGTATATTGGTTTAGCCATACAAGGATAACTCAGGTTTTGGTTACTGTTGGAGTGCAGTATACCATGGCCGATAAGAGTGAGGAGAGTATCCCATTCCTGCCAGTTTCCGAGATTTCTTTTCTGAAGAGAACTTTCGAGTACAATGAGGAGTTGGATTGCCATGTTGCTGTTCTCTGTGAAGAATCAATCTGGAAAAGTTTGATGATTCACATTCCAAGTGCTGTAGATAGCCCCCAGAAACAATGCATTGATACAGTTCGATCAGCAGTGTCTGAGTGGTTTTTCTATGGTAGAGAATGCTTTGAGAAGGAGGTTTCTTTTTTGAAACTCCTTGTTCTAGATTGTGGACTGGAACACTATGTTGAGACAAATACTTTCTTAACATGGGATGAATTAAAGGATCGTTTCCTTGAGTCCTCTTTCGAGTACTTGAGAACTGAACCAATATCCACACAAAAGATTCTGGGACCACCAAATTGGTCTCTTTGGGAGCCAGAAGGTTCTCGCGCACCAGCCCTGGGTGCTCTACAAGTTCAGTGCGGGGCTTTTGTCAGCAAGTCCAAGTTTAAACCAAAAGTTGACTTTCATATCCCAGTTACTGCATTTTTACGTGTTCATGCATATCCTCAGTGTATAAATGAGTGTGGGGGATGTGAGATTATCCCCACCAGAGCGTTCCTCGAAGCGCCTATTCAGGTGAGGGCCGGTTGGGACCCGAAAGATGTGCATTATATGCTTCCTTATAGGTGTAAGGAAGCACGAAAACATCCACCTGCTAATCAAAATAAACAAAGGAGTGTTGAGGCCCTCCAAGAAAAGCCTCTCTCGAAATTTTACTATCTACAACCCCAATCTTTGGAGTTGGATGATGGTGATGTTCGTCAAACTAAACAGCAGAATCTGATGTTTAGTGATGCAGGTATGGCTACGAGTGAAGGTGCTCCTTCTATTTCGTTCCGACCTGATGTTGATGTTTCTGGTGAGTTGGGAAATTTCCTTTCTCGTCCAGTTGCTATCAACACATTTTCATGGGCTGAAGGGAATACCACAGTTCTCCAAACATCGTTTTATCCTTGGACATTGTTTTTTAGCAATGCCGCAATCAAGAATAAAAT